AGCAGTTGAGCACCGAATACCCCCTAGAACCCGAGCAGCCACAGATGGACCCAGGCGCACAGATGCCAGGGCCGCAGATGGAAGCTCCCATGTCCGCAGGCGCAGAAATGCCGCCAGCAGGAGAACCGTATGCCTGACGAAGTAAGCCGATACACCGCACTGCCTGCCGAATCTCTGGGCGTTGCCAATGAAGGCGACCCCGTGAAGGTGGACATTGCCCCCGTGGTGGAACTCACCGAGAAGCCCGCCGAGAAGCCCGTCGAAACGCCCGTGGAGGAGCCCGCCAAGAAGGCGGACGAGCCCAAAGACAAACCCGAGGGCGAGGACGCGGAAACCGATGAGGACAAGCCCAAGCGCAAGTCGGGACACCAGCGCGACCGAGAGAAAATCTATCGGCTGCAAGCTGAACTCGAATCGCTGAAGTCCCTGGTGCTGGCACCCCCTGCGGCTGAAAAGCCAGTGGAAGAGCTGCCGCCCAACGAAGACGACTTCGACGACTACAAGAAATACAAGGAGGCTGAGCGCAAGTGGACGCTGTCCCAGATCGACAAGATCGCGGATGCCAAGGTCCAGAAGGTGCTTGAAGCCAAGGCCCAGGAAACCACGCAGAACGAACACCAGAAGGCTTTTTCGGAGAAGTTGACGGCGGTTCACACCGCACATCCTGATCTGGAAGACCTCCTGGAAGACCTGAGCGCGGAGGGAATCCAGACGACCCGGCCCATGGACACCATGATCCGAGCCGACGCGGAGATCCTCTACCAGCTCGCATCGAAACCGGCTGAAGCCAAGCGCATCGCGGCTTTGCCGGAACACGAGCAGTACATCGAACTCGGCAAGATCCGCGAAGCATTGCGGGCCAAGCCGAATACCCCAATCACGAAAGCAGCGCCTCCGATCAAGCCCGTATCGGCATCGGCCTCTGTGATCCCACAGAAGGGCAGATACAGCCACATCTAGGCGCACAACCCTAGAGGAATGAGCAATGACTAGCAACGTTTTCAACAATGTAGCCCACATCACCGAAGAGTCCATGGCGCATCTTGAGGGCGTGCTCGGCTTCACGAAGCACGTCCGGCGCTTCGACGCGACTATGCAGGCCAAGGGCGCGAAGCACGGCGACACCATCAACATCCGCATTCCCGAAACCGGGACTTACCGAACCGGAAGGATCGCCGTTCCTGATGGTCTCTCGGATACCTACGTTCCCATCACCGTGGCCCAGGGCGGCGCGGACTTCGAGCTGACCTCCATGGAGGAGCTGCTCAACGTCGATTCCATGATGGACCGCATCAAGCCCCGCATCACGGCTATTGCGAACCAGATCGACTACGCGGGCCTGTCCCTCTACACCAGCGTTCCCCAGTTCACTGGCGTTCCCGGCACCCTGCCGACTGACCTTTCCACGTTCCTGAATGCCCGGGCCCGCCTTGCGATCAACGGCGTCCCGATGCAGGATCTGGCTTGCGTCTTCGAGCCCTACTCCCAGGCCAGCGTGGTCAACGGCCTGAAGCTGGTTCCCAACCCCGTGGAAGACATCGGGAAGCAGTATAAGACCGGCAACCTGGGCAGCCTCGCCGCCGGCATGGCTTTCAGCCTGGACAGCAACACCCTGGCTCACACGGTCGGCACCTTCGGCACCTCCACCCCCGTGATGGATGGAGCCACCGCTGACGGCGCGTCTTCCATCGTGACCAACGGCTGGGCCTCCGATGCCTCCGCTCTCGCCGTTGGCGACATCATCGAGATCGCGGGCGTCTATGTGGTCAACCCCATCACCAAGAAGTCCACCGCCCAGCGTCAGCAGTTCCGCGTCACTGCGGCCTGCGATGACACCTCCGGCGCGATGACGATTGCCATCAGCCCCTCGATCATCGCCTCCGGGAAGACCCAGAACGTGTCCGCCGTTCCCGTGAACGATGCCGCGATCTACGTCTTTGGCGCGAATGCCAACACCTACCAGGCCAAGGTCAGCCCCGTCAACATGGTCTTCCACAAGGATGCTTTCGGCCTCGCCTGCATCGATCTTCCTGCCAAGGGAGAGAACTGCCACCGCGTGAAGGCTGACGAACTCGGCCTCTCGATCCGCGCCCTGACCCAGTACGACGCGAAGACCGACGTGACGCTCTTCCGCCTTGACGTTTGCTACGGATGGGCCTTGCTCCGTCCGAACTTCGCCTGCCGCGTCCAGGGCTAACCAACAACTGAAAAGGAGATTCCAACATGACCAGCACCCCTTTCACCACCACCAATTCCCACATCCGCCTGACCGACAATGGCGGCGGGACTGCTGCAAGCGCCCTTGCTGCGGGAGTCGGGGTTTATAACCTCACGATCCCCTGCATGCTGCTCAAGGATCTGGGGACTTCGGCCATCGATGTCGTTACCGGCCTCGTCCTCGGGCATCGGTTCAAGCTCCTCGCCTTCGACTTCTTCACCTATGTTGCCGGGACTGGCACCTCGGCCTCCCAGGTTTTCAATCTGGAAATCGGTTCCACGAACACGACCGGCGGCGCTCTCACCGTGACCCTGGCCTCCACCAGCGCCATCGGGGAACTCACCGAGGGAACCGCGTTCACCGCCGCGAACACCGGCAGCGCCACTGACGCGATCTCTATTGAGCTTGCGGCCTCTGGAACCGCCTTCACTGCTGGCGAGGGACACTTCGTCCTCAAGGTCCAGAACCTCGACACGGCTGATGCGTTCGCCAGCCTTGCCGCGCTCCCGAACATGACCAGCACCGTCTAAACGCTTGACCACGGCGGGGGGGCTTCGGCTCTCCCGCCCTTGGAGGCTGCATGAAAATCTATCCAGCATGGGTGTATCACAAGGACCACGGATCTCGTATCGTCCAGACGGTGGAGGCGGAGGCCGCGCTTGGTCCCGGCTGGGTGGATTCGCCGGCGAAGGTGAATGACACCCCGGAAGTCACCCCGGAACAGACCCCGGAAGTCAAGCCGGAAGTCATCGAACACAAGCGGCCCGGTCGGCCCAAGGCGAAGAAATGACCACGGTTCGGGAACTCATCACGGATTCCCTGGGAATGCTCGGAATCTACGGTGTTGGCCGGACGATCAACGCTGCCGACGCTGAACTCTGCCGGCGACAGTTGAACCAGCTTGCCGAGACCGTGAACCTGGACGATCGGATGGTCTATTCCATCACGCGCACGGCGACTGCGCTCACCCCCGGAACTGGCGCCTATACCTACGGCATCGGAGGCACGCTCAACACGGCGCGGCCTTCGTTCACCGAGTCTGCGGCGGTGCTGGTTGGCACGAGCGAGATTCCCCTGCATATCATGAGCCCCGAGGAATACGCGGATCTGCTCGACAAGACCGAAACCGGCCCGTACCCGACGCAGGTCTACATGGAGGGCCTGTTCCCCCTCGACAACGTGACGTTCTTCCCCAAACCCACGGCGGCTTGCTCCTTCGTGACCTACTCGTGGGCCGCAAAGCCGGTCTTCGCCACGATCAACGATGTTCTTGCCCTGCCTCCCGGCTATCTGGAGTTCTACCAGACGAATTTGGCCGTGATGGTTGCCCCGTTCTTCAAGGTCATGCCTGACGCGATCACGCTCCAGAGGGCCGTGAACAGCCGGAACAACCTCCAGAGCATGAACATGCGGGCCGTGCGCCTCACCACAAACCTCCCGGGCCAGAACCGGAACACGTTGGCTGCTGAAACCAACGGAATGCTGGTGGATGAATGAGATCCCCTGGGTTCATCGGTCCTTCGTATGAGCTGCGGAGCAAGGCCGGGGAGTGCCAAACCTGCATCAACATTTACCCTGAGATCAACGAACTCAAGACGGCGAAGAATGGCGAAATAGGCTCACTGATTGGCACGCCCGGACTCACGTCCAGGGTCGTTCAGGCCACAAGTCCGGGCCGAGGCGTTTACAAATCGTCAACCGGCAAGCTCTACCACGCGGCGGGGAACACGATCTACTCCGTAACGTCTGCCTACGCGACCACCGCGCTTTCCACGACCCTCCAGACAGCCACGGGGCCGCTTTCCTGGGCCGACAACGGTACGCAGATGATGATAACCGATGGAGCACATGGTTATATCGTCAACATGTCAACGGGTGTTCTTGCGGAGATCGCAGACGCTGACTTTGAGGGCTTCGGACAGGTCACGTATCAGGATGGCTTCTTCATCTCGCGCATCCCTTCGAGCGGACGATTCCAGCTCTCCTCCTTGATGGATGGCGCCACATGGGACGCGCTGGACTTCGCCACGGCTGAGACGATGGCCGACAATCTCACAGGCTGCCTGAGCGACCACAGAACGCTTTGGCTCCCCGGCGAGGAGACCGTGGAGGTCTGGCAGAACACCGGGAATGGGTCTATGCCCTTCGACCGCGTGCCGGGTGCGTCCATCGAATACGGATGCGCCTCTGGGGATACGTTTCTCCAGGTTGCGAATACAGTTGTATGGTTAGGTGGCGGTCGTGGTCATGGGGTCGTGTGGAGCGCAACAGGCTACGAGCCCCAGCGAATCAGCAACTACGGTGTGGAACGCGCCTTGAAATCATACGGCGACCTTAGCACGGCCACGGCCTGGACCTACGCAGACGCAGGGCACGCATTCTATGCCTTGAACGTGCCGGGAAGTCTGACCACCTGGGTCTATGACGTTGCTACAGGGCAGTGGCACGAACGGCGATCCCTGACCAGCGCGGGGGCTCTTGGGCAGCACCGGGCCACATCGCACGCATTCTGCTTCGGCAAGCATTTCGTGGACGATTACGCGACGGGCAACCTCTACACCCTGGACGACGATGCTTACTCCGACAACGGGAGCGCGATCATCCTTGAGCGGACCTCTCCCCATATGGCGAATGGGCGGGATACGCTCCTCTTCGGGTCGTTCCGGCTGGACATGGAAACCGGCGTTGGGCTCGCATCGGGCCAGGGCTCGGACCCGCAGGCGATGCTCCAGTATTCCGACGACGGCGGGAACACCTGGTCTGACGAACTCTGGGCATCCATCGGCAAGATCGGGGACAGGCAAGCTGTCGTGGAATGGAACCGGCTCGGGGCGTCGAATAATCGCGTTTGGCGGGTGCGGATCAGCGATCCGATCAAGCGGGTGATCTTCGGCGCTGATGTGACCGTGGCGAAGGGGCGCTAATGCCTACCCCAATCCTCCCATACCCTCCGACGCGCTCCCCATGGGGGCCTGACTGGATTCGTTGGCACACACAGATGTGGCAGCGCATGGGCGGGGCGTCGGCTGCCGACAACTCAAGCCTGGAGGCGAGCGCATCCTTCGAGGGTTCGGATGCCGGGATGGCCGACGGCGACCGGGCCGACATGCAGGCGCAAGCGTTTCTGATGGGCTGGGAACCCGCATCGAGGCACAACGGGCACTCGGATCTCCAGGGGGGCCAGCCCAACCCCGAGCAATATTTCCACCTAACGGAAGCTCAGTACATTCTGGCGACTCAGTTCGCAGATACGACCCTCTCCGGCCTGCTTTCGACTACCGATTGGGACACGTTCAACGGTAAGGAAAACGTGCTCACGTTCTCCTCCGGCCTGACGCGATTAGCGAATGCAATCACATCAGACCTCGGAACTGGCAAAGCGGGCGGTCAGACGATCTACGGCGGGACGCTCACGACCCAGGGCCTCACGATCCGGGCGAATGCGGCGGACACCACCACCGGGACGGTAACGGTCCAGTGCGCGGCATTCGCAACCGCCGCGCTATTCTCATCGACCAACGCGACCGACGCGACATCAACAACGTCCAATTCCGCCATGAAGACCGCTGGCGGCTTGAGTGTTGCCAAGGCCCTCTTCGCACTTTCCGGCACGTTCACAAATGCGGTCACGGCGAGCACGGGTGCATTTTCATCCGCACTCACCGCCCCAACCCTCCCCGTCGGCACAGCCACGACCGGCGTAGCGACTACCGCTCTGCTCGATTCCATGGTCCCGGCGTGCATGGGGGATGGGGTCACGACCACCTTCCTGCATGATGGCGTGCGGCCCATCTACCGTAAGGACTGGCAGGGGGCGCAACTGCTGTATGCGACGGCGAGGACGAATGCCTGTCTCCAGTCCAGGGCATTTGGCACATCTCCGTGGACGAATTACTGGTCCCCAATTTTCACTGCGAACACAGACACGGGCATGGATGGAACGGCCACTATAGCGGACACGATAGAAGACGCAGATGCCGTTAACTCTGCCGCCAAAATGCAGGACATCACTGTCCCAAACGATTCTTCTACGTGGTGCGTCCAGGTTGGGATCAAGAAGGTCATTGGTGGATCTAATTCCCCATCGATTGTGATGAATTTTCGAAACGGAACATCCCTGGCCTCCGCAGTAAGGGTCAATCCAGAAACGGGCGTTGTGACGGTTTCTGGAACCCTCACGCCATTAGCTTACGGTGCACAGGCTGTTCTCATTGGTGGATTTTGGAATGTCTGGCTGGCCCTAGCTAATAATGGGACCGGGAACACGGTTCTGCGTGTCCGCTTGCATCCTTCGGACCAAAATATCCCTTCCTCCACTGGCGCTGCTGTATTCGATTGGTGCCAGGTCGAAAACGGAGTGGCCCCAACAGCCAGGATATTCACCACCACGGCCCCCGTCACCGTCACCGACTACGCCACAACCGGAGGCATTGCCACACTGGCAGAGGCCCCCCTTGCTGGCTCGATCCTCTACGGGGTGAGCGACCGATCCCGCGTGCTTGGCGCGGCCATTGCAGATGCAACCAGCGAGGCCGACGCGGTAACGAAACTAAACCTGCTTCTAGCTGAGATGCGGACGCAGGGAAAGATTGCGACCTAGGAGACACGATGAGCGTCATCACCCCCAAGAGGATCATTTCAGGCGCACAGGTCACGGCTTCGCTTGCGCCCTATTACACATGTCCTGCAAACACGAAGTGCATCATCAAGAACCTGTCCTTCAGCAACACGACCGCCACGGCGCGAACCGTGACCGTCAATCTCATTCCGTCAGGCGGAACGGCAGGAGCGGCCAACCAGATCGTGACAACGCACACCATCCCGGCCTATTCCGAATGGCAATGCAGCATCGCATCGGGGCACGTTCTGGAGGCGGGAGGGTTCATTCAGGCTGTCGCTGACTCAGCCTCTGCAATCACCATCATCGGGAGTGGCATCACCTATGAATAGAATCGTCAGGACATTTGATCCTCAGATCGTCAAGACGGTCTTCCTACACCCTACCGTGTGGCAGACCATCCAGGACGATGAGCCTCTGTGCCCTGCGACCTGGGAGCCCGTGTTCAACAGCCATATCATCTATCTGGCGGCGTTTGATGGGGATGAACTCCTGGGGATCTTCCTCTTCCAGCGAGAATCGGCGGCCACGGTACAGGGTCACACGGCCTTCCTCCCCAATGGCTACGGTCGCGCAAAAGAGCTGACCGGGCTTGCGTTTGAGTGGATCTGGAACAATACTGGATACAGCAGGATTTACGCAGGTGTCCCGGCGGAAAACGCCATGGCGCGGCGACTCGTGGAAAAGGCTGGAATGAGTCGATTCGGTGTCAATGCGGATGCTTGGTTGAAGCATGGAATCCTCCATGACGTGCATCTGTATGGCATCTCCAAACCGGGGGTGAACCATGGGTAGCGCAATCGGTGGAGCCCTTAGTGGGGCGTTGGTCGGGAACGCGGTAGGCGGGGATGATGGGTCGCTGTGGGAAACCGCGCTAGGCGGGCTCATCGGCGGCTATTCCGGCTATCAGACGGACCAGGCCAGCAACAAGGCCATCAATGCCCAGACAAACGCGGCGAACAGCTCGAATCAGCTCCAGTGGAACATGTACCAGCAGAACCGGGCGGATCAAGCGCCTTGGATGGCTGCCGGCGCGTCCTCCATCGGCGCGGCTCAGAAGATGAGCGAGACGCCGTTCTCGTATTCGAGCATGACTGCTGATCCTGGCTACGCCTTCCGGCTGTCCGAGGGGCAGAAGGCTATCGACAACGCGGCGGCCCGGGGCGGGAAGATGTTCTCAGGTCAGGCGCTCAAGGCCGCTGCGGCCTACAATCAGGACATGGGTTCCCAGGAATACCAGAACGCCTACGCTCGGAACACGGATCAATTCAACCGGCTTACCACCCTTGCAGGGCTGGGGCAGAACAGCACAGCGAACGTTGGGGCGGCTGGGACTACCACCGCTGCGAACGTTGGCAACACGACCACCTCTCTCGGCAATGCCCAGGCCGCAAACTACATTCAGAACGCCAACAACATCAATAGCAGCCTGAGCAACGCGGGGAACCTCTGGACGCAGTACAGCATGGGCCAGAATGCCGGATTGTGGGGTTAGCCATGGATCTGCGAGCTTATAGCCGGAAAGCCAGAGCAGCCGGGGCGCGTGATTCGGAAGACACGATCCTCGCGCACATCACACCTGAAGAGGCGGCATTGCTCCGCTCCCGCGGAGGTTCGGGGCGCATCGATCCGACTACCGGCCTGCCCCACTTCGACGCGGGCGGGAAGCGCGGAGACTCTCACGCGGGCAATGCCAGCGGCGGGTATGGCGGTGGCGACAGCGACGGAGGGGGAAACGGGGGCACGGGCCGAACCAGCAAGACCGGAACCAGCAACCCCGCGAACTCTAGAAACTACGGATCAGTAACGGGCATCGGCGGGAACAGCCGATCTGTTTCCACTCCTGCCGTGGACATGAACGCGGCACGAGCAGCCGTCTACAGCACCCCTGCCGAACGAGCAGCCATCGCGGCGGGGAACTATTCCAGCGCAGACGCTGGCTATGATGGCTTTTCTGGACGCAACATTTCCAGCATGACGCCGGGGATGGGTTACACGACAACCCCGACAAATTGGAAGGGGGCGCTCGCGGGGGGCGCTAAGACGTTGGCAGCGCTCGCCAAGCTGGCGGCAGGGAACATCATTGGCGGTGGGGTTGGTCTATATCAAGGTGCAAAGCAGCTTTCCAGTAGCCTAGGCGGCACGACTTACCACGACGCGAACGGGGATGAAATCTCGGGTGGAACTTCCCGAACGGCTGGGGGTTTTGGCAACCCCGGCAACGGTGGCAACAACGGCAACGGCGGGCGTGACGCTGGCACCTCCTGGGGCGGCTCGGTCGCGGGGAACCAGCAGACCAACGGGAACACGACCACCGCAACCCCCGGCACCATTCAGAGCCAATACGTGAGCCCCTATTGGTCGAACTACCAGCAGGGTTACAACGGAACCGGCACAACCTCCACGCCGTTCCTCGATTCGCAGAACCCCTGGATGCAGTATCAGAAGGGATACGGGAGCTGACTATGGCTATTGATCCGAACGTCTATTCCAACCTTCAGGCCCCAGGCAGCAAGCTAATTGACCCGTTGACGGTCTACGGCAAGGTTCAAGACATCCAGGCCCAGCGTCAGAACCAGCAGATCAATGCGCTGAAGATCGGAGCCGCCCAGAAGGAAGAGGCCGAAGACAACGACATTATGGCCGCGCTGCAAGGCAACATCGACCCGGCGACCGGAACCCCGAACCACAAAGCCGTGATCTCCGTCCTGTCCCAGCGCAACCCCAGGGCCGCGATGCGCTACAGTGCGCACGTCGCAACGGATCAGCTTGCCAGCGAAGAGGCGAAGGTGAAGCTGCGAACGTCCTACGCCACCTTGAGCAAGACGGAACTAGAGGTAGAGAAGGCGAAGGCGGAAAGGCTTGCTACGACAGCGCTTTGGGCCGATACCCCCGAAAAGTGGGACATGGCAGCGAAGCAGATGGGCGCGAACTCCATGGTCGGGCAGTTTTCCGAAGAGGGGCGACAGTTTCTCATCAGGCAGGGGCAGACCATGAAGGACGTAATCGCGAGCATGGAGCCCCAAAGCTCAGTCGGGAAGATCCAGCGCGACGTGAACAAGGGGCTAATCAGTGCCACCACTGGACGGGCCGCAATCAACAAGGAGACACACATCGCGCCGGTCTATTCGGGGGCACCTGGGATCATCCCGAGCGGGACCACCGCACCGGGGCAGGCTGTCACGCTCGATCAGATCCCGGCCAACGTGCGGGATATGGTTAAAGCGATCGGGGAATACCGGATGTTGCCTACCAACCTTGGCAACCGTGACCGTTCCATCGTCATGTCCTACGTGGCGAAGGCGTACCCGAATTTCAGCCAGGGCGATGCACAGGCCAACGCGAAATTCATGAACGAACTGGCCAGCCAACGACCGGCAACCGCAGGCGGCATCATCCTTTCTTCGGAGCGCATGATCGGCCACGCGGCTGAATTGCTCGACCTGACCGAGAAGATGGGAAACAGCAACAACGCGGCGGGGCATCTCGTAGACCTCGTGGCCGGTAAGACCCCATTCATCGGCAAAGCCTCCATGAGCCCCACTGTGGGGCAGTGGAACTTTGTGCATGGCAAGCTCATCGCAGAAGCGCAGAAGCTCGTTACGGGCGGCGTCCCTGGATCCCAGGAACTCATGCACGACATTCAGAACTCGCAGTTCACGGACCCCATGGACAAGCAGAAGGCGCTCATCCAGTCCATCGTGGACGTGGGCCTTCAGAACACCCAGGGCATCCGCGAACAACGGGATAACCTGCTGGGCGTCAACTCCCCCGGCGATTCCATGCTCTCAGGTGAGGCGCTTGGGAAGGTCAAGAAAATCTACACGGCGATAGGTCGCGAGGTTCCCAACCTTGGGTCAGCGGCCAGCGGGCGGGGCTACTCCAACACCCAGCAAGCGAACAACCCAAAGGTTGTTACGCAGCCCACGATGCCCACGGCGACAGGCCCGAACGGGCAGAAGATCGCCTGGAACGGTTCCGCCTGGGTTCCGGTGAAATGATGGCAAAGATCCCGCCTCCCCCTCCCGGCTTCACCCTGGACGCGCCTATCCCGCCTCCCCCCCCTGGGTTCTCGCTGGATGCACCCACCCCGAACCGGGCGATGCTCGACATGAGCCCGGTCACACCGCAACAGCCACAGCCCACGGCACCGCATAATCCCGGATTTCTGGAGGGGATGGGGAACGCCGTCCGCTACGCTGGAGACGTCTTCGATACCCCGAAGATGGCAGTTTGGAAGGGTATTGACGCACTCCAGGGGGCGGTTGGCATCGACTCCCCCCAAGAAACAGCCGCGAAGATGTCCGGGTATCAGAAGTGGTCTGAACGCAAGGCCGCGAACCGGGCGAAGATCACGGCCCCGATCATCACGGACATCCTCGCTAATCCGCTCATGGCGGTTCTGCCCCAGGGAGGGGCGGCCACCACGGGGGCGAAGATCGGGCAGGGTGCCGTGATGGGGAACGTGTTCTCCACCATGGATCCGGACGCTACCATTGGGTCAGTAGCTGGTGGCACTACGCTCGGCGCGGTCGTCCCGGCGACCTTTGCCGTGAGTCGATGGATGGGGAGCAAGGCCGCGAACGCATTGGCCGGCACCAAACTCGGCAAGCTGTTCGGCATCCAGACAGAACTGAACCCAAAGTATGTGGGAGCGCCGGAACTGTCCGCAGAACTGGACAAGGCCGGGATTGAGCACACCGTCGGAGACATCACCAGTGATCCCAAGGTGCTCTCCTATGAGTCCGCGATGGGGCGCAAAGACCCCCGCATGATGGATCTCAGGGTGAAGCAGAACCAGCAAGGCACCCTCTACGCCGAAAAGGTCGTGGACGATCTAAAGCGAGCGGTCAAGGCTGAAGGCTGGCAGAGCCTATCGGATGTGCAAGCGGCAGCGGCCAAGTCCGGCAAGCGATCGGGCGAGGCGAAGGCGCTCCTCGAAGCGGTCAAGAACAGCGGAGAGGATTGGAGCAAGATCGCGCAAACCAGCGGCAATCTGAAGCTGTTCACCCAGAAACTCAAAGCGGATCAGCTCTACGACAAGGCTGAAGCCATCGCGGCTCAGTATGGCCCGGTTCCAACCACGGCCACGGGCAGGGCGGCCAGTTCCGCAGTAAAACGGCTGGAAAACGACCTAGGGGCGGAAAGCGCCAACGCCCCAAACATGCTCCGTGACATCTCCCAGAAGATCGAAGACGGGAACCAGTATTCCTTCGCGGATCTCCGGGGGCTCCGATCCAAGCTAAACAACAAAATAAGCAACCTGACTGATCCCAAGGCAGTATCACCCCCGCTGGACGTCGAGCTGAACGCATACAAGGATGTGCTCAAGGCCGTTGAAACGGACCTCGGCAAGTACGCAAACGGCCACTCCTCCGGGATGCGGAACGCTTGGAAGGCGGCAACTGATCACTACCGGGAGAACGTGGTCCCTTACAAGGATGCCGAAATGGGGAAGATCCTAGCGGATCAAGACCCGCTGGCACTGTCTCGGATGTTCCAGGGCAAGGACCGCTACGCACAGGAGCGCATGTTCAACCTCATGGGCGCGAAGGGCCAGGAGGCTGTCCGCTCTGGGATCATCGAAGACGCGGTGGCAGCAGGCGAAAAGACCCAGCGCGGGGCCATGGCTCCCACTCAAAGCGCGGCCCGCGTTGCGAGCGCCCTAGAGAAACTGGACCGCAACGGAACGATGGATGTTGCGTTCAAGGGATCGAATAAATGGGCAGCGCGGGGGCTTGGCCGGCTCATGCGGGCCATCGACAAGAGCGACTCTATCGCCTGGGTTCCGCCCACCGGTGAGGTGATGGACCGGCTGGGCGCGGACGTGAAGGGCGCTACTACCGTGATCGGGGTAGCGGAGAAGGGGGTTAACTGGCTCAATAAGGAACGGCTGTTCCAGCTCTACACCAACCCCAAGGGGCGGGCGCTCCTGGTTCGCGCTTCATCCCTCCAACCCGGTTCCAAGGCTATGACCGCGCTGATCGAAACGGATCTCCCCCGCGTTCTGGCGATCACGACCACTCCGCGACCCTCCAACGTGGTCCCGTTCCAGCCGACCGTATCCCCATCATCGCTCCCGATGGTGGCTGAAGACACCCAAACTCCCCTCCCGCCCATAGGCGCGGCATTCTGAGGTAGCCATGACCAAATACCTAGGCCCCCCCCCGAAATGGCGCGAGACAGACGCAAATGGTGATCCCCTGGTGGGTGGGAAAATCTGGACCTATGCCAGTGGAACCACGACCCCGCTCGCCACGTATGCCGACGCAGATGGAGTCACGCCGAACACGAATCCCGTGATCCTGAACGCCAGCGGCGAGGCTGATATCAATTTCAGCGATGTGCTCTACAAGATCGTCTGTATGGACTCAGCAGACGTGACCCAATACACCATCGACCCCTACGACCCGAAGCCATGACGGGCTATCGCGGGCAACCTCCCAAATTCAAGGGGCTTGACGCAGCCGGGGTGCCTCTTGCTGGGGGCAAGGTCTATACCTACGAGTCTGGTACTGATACGCCACTTGCAACCTACACGGATTCGGCAGGGGCCACGGAGAACGCTAATCCCGTGGTCCTGGATGCCAACGGAGAGGCCACTATTTTCTGGACGAACCGGCCCTACAAGGTGGAACTCGCAGATGCCGATGATGCCACGATCTGGACCATCGACCCATACAAGTTGCCGATTGATCCACCGTTCTCCATCGCTGTGACCCCGGCATCCTCCACCGTTCTGTTTGACGAGGGCGGGAACCAGATCGACCCACCCCTCACGCTGGCTGTTGCCATCACGCGGGCCTCCGGGTTTACCTCTCCGATTACCATTCGGTGTAACCCGTTCCAGAGCACCTTCGACGGGTTCAGCGCGGTCCTCAATAGCGTCGGCATGGAGGCCGGGGTTGTGCTTGAGGTTGCGGATGCCCCGGACAGCATGAGCTTTGTTATCAGCGGAACCACTCAGGGCTTTCCGGCTGACATCTCCGATTGGGTGCTCACGGGAGAATCTGACAGCGGGGAAGTTGCCACATCGAACACGTTCAGCATTTCACACACCGGATGACTAAGCGCCCCAAGGAACTCCCCGCCCCGCTCGAAACCACAGCCGAGCGGGCAGAGCGAATCAGAGCCGAGAAGATGGCAGCGCGGGTCAGGGAGTCGGAGCGGCTAGCGGCGGAATATCTGGAAACGCTCGATCCGAGGCAGAGGTAGAAACAACTTCTCCACAGCTTCA